TGGCATCAACAACCGTCAATGGTAAAAAAGCCTTTTTCCAAATTTCCAGCGTCGTCTCTTCGGGCGCAAGCGTGGTAACCGTTGCGGTAGGTACAACCGACATCTTGGGTGCGCCATTGCGCATTACTGATAGAGGCTACGTTGCCCGCGCTGGCTGGGACAACACCTTGGCTGAAGATGCTGGAACTATGACTGTTGCCGCGACGTTGACGGCTACCACAACCACAGGAGATGTGCGCGGAACTTATTTGCCCTCTTCAGCGGCAGACGGCATCAAGCGTCTTGTGATGGAAATAGCCCTGCCAGCAATTGCGGCAGGCCCAAATGCAACCCGTATTGGCGCTCTTGGCGTCACACAAGCATAAGGAGAACAACATGGGTCAATTTAAACCAATGGTGAAGATGGAGACCACTGAGCCTTCAGTTGAGTTAAAGCTCAAAAAAGGCGGTCACGTCAACATGAAAAAAGGTGGCATGGCTGAGGGTGGTTACAAAAAGATGGCTGGTGGAGGCGCAATGGAAATGTTGGGAATGACTCCAGCGTTTGTTGGTCGCCCTGCGGTCAATGCGCCCGTCAAAAGCCCCGGCAAACCCTCCATGTCTGCACGCCGTAAGGCAATGGCGGCAAAGAAGCCTGCAATGCCTAAAAAGCGTCCTATGCCCATGCCCATGTCTAAACCAAAAGATATGGCAATGATGCCTCCTATGATGCCTTCTGACATGCCACCTATGAAAAAAGGCGGCAAAGCTGATAAGTCTCAAGACAAGGCTATGGTCAAAAAAGCTTTTAAACAGCACGACGCTCAAGAGCACAAAGGCGGCAAAGGCACCAAGCTGGAGCTTAAAAAGGGCGGCAAGATGGCAACTGGCGGTGTAGCTATGTCCAACGCAGGCGGCTACAAAACTGGTGGCGTTGCCATGGCAAATGCTGGCGGCTACAAAGACGGCGGTATGCCCATGAAAGACGGCAAGCCCGCTTTTGTAGGCGACGGCAAGGGCAAGATGAAAAGTGGCGGCAAAGCCATGATGATGGGTGGCTACGCTACTGGTGGTGTTTCCAACTCTAACGCTGGTGGCTTCAAGCATGGAGGCAAAACCTCAAAAAAAGCCTTCGCGACGGGGGGAACTGTTAACACAGGCAAACCCGTCGCGATGAAAGAGGGGAACAAGCCTGTTCCCGCACCTAAGACCCAGCAAAACTTCAGCGGCGTCTACAAAAAGGGTGGCAAAGTTGCCCCAAACAACAAAGCGTTGCAAAAGGTAAACGATGCTGAGTATGCGCCTACGTTGCGTGCCGCCAAAGCTGACAGCAACCTAAAATATGGTTCGCCTAAGCGTATGCAAGATGGTGGCTCTTCTTCTAGCAAAGACAAATACTATGTTGAAAACCCTAAAAAGGTTAGCGACAAAGCAAGTCGGGAGTTGGAAGAGGCAATGAACCCTTTGGGTATGGTTAAGGAGCTTTACGGCAAAGCGCGTGATGCGTTTCGCGGGCAAGGTTCTGTTACCGACAAGGAAAGAAGTATGCTTTCTAAGAAAAAAGAAAGTATGCCACCCTTAAAGGGACAGGGCGCTATCACAGAAACCGAAAGGTCTGTGACGGTGTCCCCAGCAGGAAAGAAACGCGGCGGTAGTGCTTGTTAAAAACGAGTGGGGGCTTCGGCCCCTGCTTCTAATTGGAGATTCAGAATGCGACCATTAGTACAGGGCCCGTACACGCCTGCGGAAGCCTCAACAACGGCATTTAATGCCCAAGGCTTCACTAGCACTGGTGCGGCAACAGCCCCAACCACAACAGCCACATCTGATGGCTTGGCTCACTATGTGACGCTCACATCGCCTGCACAAGCCACTTTGGCTGGCATAACTTTTACAATTCTTGGTACAGACGCTGACGGACACGAAATCAGTAATGCGATTGTTGGCCCCGCAAGTGCATCAACAGTCACAAGTACCAAGTTTTTTAAGACCATTACATCAATTCAACCGTCAGCCACTATGGGCGCATTGACGTTAGCAGTTGGTATTGCAGTCACAGCCGTCACCCCAACAATTGCTCTAACCAATTCGCCAGCGGCGGCTAGTATGACGGTTGCGGTGACTGGAACAGTTAACTACACCATGTATGAAACTTTTGCCAATGTCTATGTGCATACAGCAAATTCAGTTTCTACGGCAATCACCGCTTTGACATCCAAGTCGGCAAATACGTCGGGAACTGCCGCAGTTAGCGCAACGGGCGTTCTTTTGTTGATTAACTCTGTCTCTGCTGGTGCAACGGTTACTACTTGGCTGAATCAAAATAGTGCTGGGCTGGCTTAATCATGTCAAGCAAATCATCTTCTCAACACAAATCAATGGCGTCTATTGCGCATAACCCTTCGTTTGCCAAGAAGGATAAAGCAGAACGTTTGAAAATCATCAATGACGTAACAACTAAGCCTCAACGAATTGAAATAGTTGATAAAGTTTTTACAGGTAAAAAAATGAAAGGCGGCGGCTTGTATGAAAATATCAATGCAAAACGTGAAAGAATCGCTAAAGGATCAGGCGAAAAAATGCGTCGAGTTGGTAGCGAAGGCGCTCCAACGGCTAAAGACTTTAAGCAGTCAGCTAAAACAGCCAAAGTGAAATGAAAAAAAAAGAAGTTAATCTTGCAGTTGGTCGGGGCGAGAAGTTGCCTGTTGAAAAAGGCGCTGGATTAACGGCTAAAGGTCGAGCAAAATACAATCGTGAGACTGGAAGCAATTTAAAGGCTCCACAGCCCAAAGGCGGCGCTCGAAAAGATTCTTTTTGTGCACGTATGAGCGGTGTTGTGGAACATTCAAAAGGGGACGCACCACGCGCCAAGGCATCGCTGAAGCGGTGGAACTGCCCCGGTTGGTAATCAAGGGTCAAGATGGCTTATTCAGGAACCGTTGGAACCACTGTAATTGATGTACAAACCCTGATTGACCATGGGGCGCGTCGGTGCGGCAAATTGGCTGAGGAATTAACCTCAGAGCAAGTTTTGTCAGCCCGAGAATCCCTATACTTCTTCCTAAGTCACCTGATAAACCGAGGCATTCAGTATTGGTGTATCAGCAAGGTGGTTATTGGACTCAAGGCAAACGAGTACATCTACAGCCTGCCGCTTGGCGCTGTTGACGCCTTGAACGTGCTGTATAGGACTATGACTAGACCAACTGGCTCATATAGCTCCTCCGCTGGCGGCACTGTTGCAAACGCCTTCGATGGGGACATAGACACTTTTTGCCTGCAAACATCAGCGGCAGGCAACATTGCCGTTGATTACGGCGTTACTCTGCCCTATTACATTGGTTCAATTGGCTTTATGCCATATGTGGCGGGCGGTGGCACACAAACGTGGAATTACGTTTTTGAAAGCTCATTGGACGGGATAACGTGGACGACGCTGTACACGGGCACCTCGGTTTTGGTGACTGATAAGCAATGGATATGGCAGGATATCGACCCCGGTGCCTATGTCGGGTACTACCGCATGCGTGCCACCAGCACTACCATCTTGGCTCTGCGAGAGCTTTATTTTGGTACAGACAGCCGCGAAATTCAAATGTCTCGCCTCAACCGCGACGACTACACCAATCTGCCAAATAAACAATTTACAGCAAATCAGCCATTTCAATTTTGGTTTAACCGCACAATTCCACTCCCTCAAATGCAAGTTTGGCCTGTCCCAAGTAGCAATTTTGTGCAGGCAACGGTATGGTATTCGCGTCAAATTATGGACGTTGGACAGCTTTATGGCGAGGTGGAAATACCTCAGCGGTGGTATGAGGCGGTCTTGATGAATTTGTCGCACCGTATGTCCATGGAGTTGCCCAACGTTGACATAGCGCGTACCCAGTATCTTGAGACCCAAGCGGCTCGATATCAGCTTGAAGCGGAGCAAGAAGAGAGAGATAATTCACCCATCTATTGGGCTCCCAATATCTCGGTCTACACAAGGTAACGCATGCCAGTTTTCCTAAACACCGAAGGGCTTACATCGCTGGCTATCGCTATTTGCGATAGATGCAGGATGAAGCGTGCTTTTGTGGAGTTGGAGAGCGACCCGAACTTCCCCGGCCTCCGCGTCTGTGGCACCGTAAGCGAAGGCTGTAAAGACAACATGGATCCCTACCGCCAAGCCGCCCGACAAACCGAACGCATCAACCTTCGTTTTCCGCGACCTGATAGCACATTGACCCAAGTCGATGATCAGTCTCCTAAATACGAAGGTAAGTACGGCCCCACGTAAAGGAAAAACATGGCACAGTCAGGCTTTACGCCAATCAAAATATATTCAAGCGGCACAGCGGCGGCACAGCCCTTGGCGGCAAATTTAGCCCTTGGCGAACTTGCGCTTAATTACACCGACGGCAAGATTTATTACAAAAACGGTGCGGGCACTGTTTTGTCAATTTCAAGCGTAGCCGCTACACCAATTGTTGAAAATGAAAATACAATTTCTGTAAACAGAACTATCACTGTTGGCAGTAATGGTGAGAGTGTTGGGCCGATAACCG